GGTGTTGTAATTGGGATTGGCAATATCGCGAGCTAGCTCGGCATTGCTTCGGTAGGGCTGGACGCCAGTGCTGGCTTTGTTGCCGCTGATAAGCGGAGCTTCATAGCCAACGTCGCCACGGAAGCGGTTGTTTAGCGCCTCTACTGCAAAGCGAATTGCAGCAGGATTATTAGTTGCAGTGACTGCATTGAAGTTTTCAATCTCAGCCTGATCAAGATTCTGACCAGCCCAAGTGATCATCTCCGCGTAGGCCTCTTCGCCGCCAATGGATTGCTTAATATCAGCAATGGCTGATTCCTGTAGCTGGGCTTCCTGAGCGTTAGCAGCGGATTTTTGATAATACTGGAGGTAACTCTTGATGAGATCTTTTTGATCCATCTGCGAGAGTCGCTCGATAGCGTCTTCAGAGAGGGTGCCCGTTTCGTCATACTCCTTACCGAGCTGCTGCATGTAGTCAACAGTCTCATTAGTTTCTTCAGGCTCGGGCTGTTCATCTGGCGTCTCTTCGGCTTCAATGCGATCATCAGATTCTTCGGTGTTCTCTTGGCCGAGTTTCTTCTGTAGCTCTTTGTAGGCATTCAGAAGATCCTCCTGAGATTTGAACTTGCCATCGATAAGACCGACGCCATCATTTTCTGCGTCGAGCTGTTCATATTGGCGAGCTTTGTCTTCAGCTTCTGCCTGAGCAATGCGTTCGCCTTGAGCCAATGCCTGGGCTTCTGCAGCTTGCTGCTCAGGAGTGAGACCGTCAGAGGTGGTATCAAATGTGGATGTGGTCATTTAGAACTCAGTTACGGAGATGTCGCCAAAGCCAGCACTGCGGATCTTTGGTTTGATTGAATACTTGCCAGCATCACCATCACTGGTGCCAACAACTTTTTTCTGGACTCCATACTTAATTTCTTTGTCCAGACCAGCTTCAATCTCAGTGGGCTCCCAAGCCTGTTGGGTTTCGGGAGCACCTTCATTGCCTTTGAACTCGCCTTTAGGCGTTCGTGCCCGACGACGAGTCGGCTTCTTCGGTTCCTGATTGTCCATCGATAAGTTGTTCTGTCATTCGTTCGCCAATAGGACTCTTGGCTAGTTGTCCAAGTTGTCCCATGACTTGTGCTTGCTGTACTTGCTGTTGAGCTTGCTGTTTTTCTTGCGCCAACTGCTCATCAGTTTTCAGAAGGCCAAGGCTTTCAATACCAGATGCTGCAGCAAGTCGGCGGATAAATTCTTGTGGATTGATGTACTGAGCCAGGGCTTCAGGTCCCATGGTCTGAGCCAAAGTTCCTACAAACTCCATCAGTGCCATACGATCCTGCCCACGTCCGACGCCGTTAAGACCGGCGACAATGGTGGGAGATACAAGACCTTTAGGCATTGCAGGCAACAGCTTCTGCCGACGCATCAGGTGCATCTTGCGAGCCAGATAAGGCAGCAGAAGAGTGGTGGTGAGGTTGCCATAAATTCCAGCCAACTGCTCAGAAAGCTGCTGTTGGACGGCTTGGACCTCGCCCAAAGTTGTGCGCTCACTGTCACGCACCTCAAGGATGAGGAACGCTTGAGACAAACGCTGCGTCAAGTTGGCGATCATGTCTTGGACTGTTTTGAAGTCCGCTGTCTTGCCACCAGTAGTGACGACAGAAACGTCTTCGGCACGGCCCTGAATGATTGCCCCGTTAGAGCTATTCGCCAAAGATTGTGGCTTGGTAGTAGAGCTAGGAGACACAAGGAACACAACCTTTGAGGCTGCTGCTGTGCCTTCTACAAGAGACTTCATCAGTCCCTCAAGGCTTACAAGATCACCATAAAATTCCTCTACCCGTCCCCGGCCATAGCTTTCGCCATCGACCCGTGAAAAGGTGAGTGGAATCCAAGGGCTTGTATTAACTGGACTCGAAGATCGAGATCCAGGAATCTCTTTGCCGTCGCACTCTTGATACCAGCGGTGCTGTCCATCCTTGAGTTCGACGTGGGTAAGGACAACAGCATCATCTGCTTTGCCCTTGTTAGATCTGCTAGGGACGCCCATCTTAGGGCCATCCTCACCAGGCGCATTTACATTTTTATCAGGAGCTGCAGCTTGGAATTGCTTTGGAAGCATTTCCCGGCCAACAATCTCCTTAGTAATGATTTCAGTTACGTTGCCATCGCCATCACGGCAGACGACATAGCGGTCAAGAGGATAAACCTTCAGAGCTTTCTTCCCGTGGTAGAGCAGGCAGTTACCTGTCACTACCAAATGCTTCATAGCGTTATGCAGAGCCACACGATCATTAGATTCGTTGACTTGCTGCATGATGATCCTCTCCATTTTATTTAGAGAGAGATCAATTTCAGAACGGACAGCATCATCCATCTCTGGAATCTTTGCCAATTCGCCGTCGTTGATCTGAAGCTTAAAGAAGGGTACGTTGATGGGGAAGAGTGCAATGAGTAATTTACTACTCAAAACATTACTCGCTCGGGCTCCTGTTGATTGATAAGGGGAATGCAAGGTTCCACCCTGCTCAAGACCATCCTCAGTGAGAAGGTAAGGCAGGGTGAGAACTGCACAACGTCGCCCCATATCCAGGAACTGTTGCCTCTCCGCTTCCAGACGCATTAAGCGCCCATACACAGAGCTTTTCATTTATCAGGTAGGGATATTGAGGCCAGTAGATCCAGTGCCACCCTGGGCTACAGAGCCAAGCTTTTTATCCAAGGGAATGCGAAGAGCGCTTGCACCTTTAGATGCTTGCTGCAATTCCTTCCGCTTGGACTTGCGCCGTTTAATAATGGCTTGCTCGGTTGATTGACCTTCAACCTGTACAGGTGGCGGAGCCATCTGATTAGTGACGGGCACCGGGGGAGGAGTAGGTGCCACAC